GAACAGAGTCTCACGCGTTTAGAGATGAGAGTAAGGCGTCTTTGTTTAACTTAACAAAGATCTATCAACAGATAGACTATAATGACTCTCTAATAAGAGATCAAATACTAACTAGAGGATCGTTTCACTGGAAGAACGGAGAGAAGGACACTCAGGTTATTTGGACTCCTGATCCAAGGGGTAGATTCCTTGTTTCGTGGATTCCTAATTCAGCAATGCAGAACCAAGTAGTTTATAAGAATGGAAACAAGTACCCTGGTAATGAGCACATTGGTGCTTTTGGTTGCGACCCTTACGATATATCCGGAACTGTCGGAGGAGGAGGATCAAATGGATCTCTACACGGACTTACTAAGTTTAATATGGACAATGCTCCTAGTAACCATTTCTTCCTTGAGTATATAGCTCGTCCTCAGACGGCAGAGATATTCTTTGAGGAAGTTCTTATGGCTTGTGTATTTTATGGGATGCCAATTCTAGTGGAGAATAATAAACCTAGACTACTATATCACTTTAAGAATAGAGGATACAGAGGGTTTTCAATGAACAGACCGGATAAGCACTTCACGAATCTGTCAAAAACAGAAAGAGAGCTTGGAGGTATACCTAACTCGTCTGAAGATGTGAAACAATCGCACGCGGCCGCTATTCAATCTTATATAGAAAAGTATGTTGGAATGGATACTGAAGGAACTTATAGAGATTCTGATGATATGGGTGACATGTATTTCACTAGAACTATAGAGGAGTGGGCTAAATTTGATATAAACAATAGAACTAAATTTGATGCCGCAATCAGTTCAGGACTAGCTATTATGGCTAATCAGAAGAACATATACTTAGCGGCAAAGAAAGAGTCGAAAATAAGTGTTAATTTTGCAAAGTATAATAACTCAGGAACTAGAAGTGAACTTATTAGATAAATGAAAGACGTAAAAATAAATATACCTGCAACTGCTTTTCCAAACCAGTTTGCTTCAGACAGGGAAAAGGAAACTTTTGAGTATGGATTGCAGATATCACAAAGTATTCAGTACGAGTGGTTTAGAAAAGATGGTAATAACTCAAGATTCTACGATCAGTGGGGCAACTTCCATAAGCTAAGATTATACGCAAGGGGTGAGCAGTCTATAGGTAAGTATAAGGACCAGATAGCCGTTGATGGTGACTTGTCTCATACTAACCTTGACTTTACTCCGGTACCTATTATACCTAAGTTCGTTGACATCGTTGTTAACGGAATGAACGATAGATTATTCAAACCTAAGGCTTATGCACAGGATGCTATGTCTATGGATAAGAGATCTAAGTATCAAGATATGATACAAGCAGACATGGTTTCAAAAGACCTGTTGCTTCAAGTTAAAGATCAGTTCGGGGTAGACGCGTTTGATACTAATCCTGATGAACTTCCTGAGAATAATGAAGAGCTTTCATTATATATGCAGCTTAAGTATAAGCCTGCCATCGAGATAGCTGAAGAAGAAGCTATTAATACTGTATTCGACGAAAATAAATATAACGAAACTAGAAAGAGAGTAGACTATGACATAGCAACTATTGGAGTTGGTATGGCTAAGCATATGTTCCTTCCTGGTGATGGAGTAAGAATAGAGTATGTAGATCCTGCTAATGTAGTATATAGCTACACAGAAGACCCTTACTTTAAAGATTGTTTTTATTGGGGAGAAATTAAGACTGTTCCAATTACAGAGCTTGTTAAAATAGATCCTACACTTACCAACGAAGATTTAGAAGAAATTTCTAAGTATAGTCAGTCATGGTATGATTATTACAACTCAGCTCAATTTTACAATAATAGCTTATTCAGTAATGATACAGCTACTTTATTATATGTAAACTATAAAACAACCAAGAAGATAGTATACAAGAAAAAGATACTTGAAGACGGAAGTTTTAAAATGATAGAAAAAGACGACACGTTCAATCCTCCACAAGAGATGATGGATGAAGGTCGTTTCGAAAAAATAGAAAAGACTATTGATGTTTGGTATGACGGTGTTATGGTTATGGGTACTAATATCATGTTGAAGTGGGAGTTATCTCGTAACATGGTTAGACCTAAATCAGCTTCACAACACGCTATACCTAATTACGTAGCAGTTGCTCCAAGAATGTATAAAGGAAATATAGAGTCTCTTGTTAAGAGAATGATTCCTTTTGCTGATTTAATTCAGATGACACACTTGAAGTTACAACAAGTTATTGCTAAAGTAGTTCCTGACGGTGTATTCATTGACGCTGACGGACTTAACGAGGTTGACTTAGGTAACGGAGCGGCATACAATCCTGAAGACGCATTGAGATTGTACTTCCAGACGGGTAGTGTAATTGGTAGAAGCTACACAGGAGATGGAGAATTCAATAATGCTAGAGTTCCAATTCAAGAACTTAACTCTAATAGTGGACAAGGTAAAATATCTAGTTTAGTAGCTAGTTATAATCATTACCTAAGTATGATTAGAGACGTAACAGGATTAAACGAGGCTAGAGACGGATCAAATCCTGACCCTAACTCATTGGTAGGTGTTCAGAAATTAGCAGCTCTTAATTCAAATACAGCTACAAGACACATACTAGAGTCTAGTTTATTTGTTACTAAATCATTAGCTGAAGCTATATCATACAGAGTAGCTGATATTTTAGAATACTCTGATTTTAAAGAAGAGTTTATCAATCAAATTGGTAAATATAACGTAGGTATATTAGACGAGATTAAGGATCTATACATCTATGACTTTGGAATCTTTATAGAAGTATCTCCTGACGAAGAAGAAAAGGCTCAGTTAGAACAAAATATTAGTTTGGCGTTATCTCGTGATTCTATTTACTTAGAGGATGCGATTGATATTAGAGAGATGAGAAATCTTAAACTAGCTAATCAGTTGCTTAAACTTAAGAGAAAGAAAAAGGAGGAGCAAATTCAAAAGAATGAGCAAGCTAAGCAACAAATGCAAGGGCAGATCCAAATGCAGTCACAGCAAATGGCAGCTCAAACAGCAATGCAAAATATACAGGCTGAGACTCAGTCTAAAATGCAGATTAAACAAGCAGAAGTTGCTTATGAAATTGAGAAGATGAAGAGTGAGGCTCAATTGAAAATGGAGCTTATGCAGATGGAATTCCAAATGCAGATGCAACTTAAAGGAGCTGAATTTGAAACTACCAAAACTAAAGAGCAGTTAAAAGAAGAAGCAAAAGATAAGCGTATAAGCTTACAGAATACACAACAATCTAAGCTTATTGACCAAAGAAAAAACAACCTTCCTCCAATGAACTTTGAGTCTACAGAGGACAGTTTAGATGGGTTTGATTTAGCTGAATTCGAGCCTAGATAGTATAAAATTATAATTAAGTAACTTTGCAAAAAATTAAATCAAATGGAAAACACTTTCACTGTAAGGGACTTAGGTGTCGCCGAACAAAAATCAGTACAAGAAGTTGAACAGGAGTTATTGGCTAAGCATGAAGAGAGTATTGCTGAACCAGAACATGTAGAGGTTCAAAACGAACCTACAGTAGAATTACCAGCAGAGCCAGTAAAGGCAGAGCTAGAAGATAATGACGTTCTTTCATATATTAAGAATAGATACGGAAAAGAGGTAAACTCTATCAATGATCTTTTTGCGGAAAGAGAAGAAAAGAAAGAGGACTTACCGGAAGACGTAGCTGCGTATTTTAAATACAAAAAAGAAACTGGACGTGGAATTGAAGATTTTGTTAAACTAAACAGAAACTTTGATGATATGGATCCGGATGATTTATTAGTTGAGTACTACTCTCAAACAGAAGAGGACTTAGACAGAGATGATATTCAATATATGATCGAAGATAAGTTTGCTTACGATGAAGAGTTTGATGATCCTAAGGATATCAAGAAAAAGGAAATAGCTAAGAAAAAAGAGCTTGCTAAAGCTAAGAAGTTTTTTGATGAGTACAAAGAAACTTATAAGACGCCTCTTGAGTCAAAAGGTGGATTGGTTTCGGATGACGAAAAGGAAACTTACAATGCTTACAAGAAATATGTTCAAGATTCCACTAGTCAACAAGAAGAGAATCTTAAGAAGTCTCAATACTTCCAAAAGAAGACTGAAGAACTTTTCTCTGATGAATTCAAAGGTTTTGATTTCAATGTAGGAGATAAGACAATTAAGTTTTTACCTGGAGATGTTGCAGAGATTAAGAAAGCACAATCTGATGTTACCAATTTTATATCTAAGTATTTAGATGAAAATGGATTGATCTCAGACCATGTTGGTTACCATCGTTCATTAGCTGCCGCTATGAATCCAGAAAAAGTTGCTAAGTTCTTTTACGAACAAGGTAGAGCAGAGGCGTTATTAGATAACACTAAAAAAATTAAAAACATAGATATGGAGATGAGAAACTCTCCACAATCAATTGCTCAGTCTGGATTTAAAGTTGTTGCATCTGATGGAGATAGCGGAAGAGGACTAAAAATAAAAAGTAATAGAAACAATTAAAAACTAAAACAAAATGGCTGGATCAGTACAAGCAACCCCAGGGTTTGCATTACAACCAAGTGCTACAAGACAAACTTTAAGCACTAACTACATTACAAATTTCGACTTCTTGAATCAGTATCTTCCTGATACTTACGAGAAAGAATTCGAGCGTTACGGAAATCGTTCTGTTGCATCTTTCTTAAGAGCAGTAGGAGCTGAAATGCCGTCTAACTCAGACCTTATCAAATGGGCAGAACAAGGTCGTCTTCACACTAAATACATTGACTGTGCTTCTGACGCAGCCGTAGGTGGAGATACTGCTACAATTACAGTAAGTGATGCTTTAACAGGTTCTATCGCTTTTAAACCAGGTCAAACAGTTTTCTTATCAGATAATGCTGCTGCTGCTAACTCAAACAAAGCAATCATTACTTCTGTTGATTATACTACTGGTACTTTTGACGTAGCTTACTACGAAGCTGCTGGACAGTCTTTCGCTGCTACTGCAACTGTTACTGCTTTCGTTTATGGTTCTGAATTCAAAAAAGGAACTGAAGGTCAAACTGAATCTTTAGAGGCTCAAGACGATATCTTCGAAAACAGCCCAATCATCATCAAAGAGAAATACGCTGTTTCTGGTTCTGACATGGCTCAAATCGGATGGGTTGAAGTAACTACTGAAAATGGTGCTACTGGATACTTATGGTACATTAAATCTGAGCACGAAACTCGTTTGCGTTTCGAAGATTACTTAGAAATGTCTATGATCGAAGCTGTTCCTGCTGAGGCTAACTCTGGAGCTGTAGCTAATACTGCTTTTGGAAACAAAGGATCAGAAGGTTTATTCTACGCTGTAGGACAAAGAGGTAACGTATGGTCAGGTGGTAACCCAACTGCTTTATCTGATTTTGACGCTATCATCCAACGTTTGGATAAGCAAGGAGCTATCGAAGAGAACGTATTGTTCATCAACCGTCAATTCTCTTTTGATATCGACGATATGTTGGCTGCTCAAAACTCTTACGGAGCTGGTGGAACATCTTACGGATTGTTCGACAACGATAAAGAAATGGCATTAAACTTAGGATTTACAGGATTCCGTAGAGGTTACGATTTCTACAAAACTGACTGGAAATACTTAAACGATGCTACACTTAGAGGTGGAGTTGTTGGAGGTGCTATCAATGGTGTATTAGTTCCTGCTGGATCTACTACTGTTTACGATCAAGTACTTGGTAAAAACGCTAAACGTCCATTCTTACACGTTCGTTATAGAGCTTCTGAAACTGAAGACAGACGTTACAAAACTTGGATTACTGGTTCTGCTGGTGGAGCACAAACTTCTAGCTTAGATGCTATGGAAGTTCACTTCTTGTCAGAAAGAGCTTTATGTACTTTAGGTGCTAACAACTTCTTCTTGTTCGAGAACTAGAAAATAGTTAACAATATACCAGGGTGTAACAGCCCTGGTTATTTTTTTTTAAATTTAAAATCTTATCAAATGGCAAATCAAATTTCAAGTACAGACAAGATGTACGTACTTAAGAAAAAAAACACTCCGCTATCTTACATGTTAGCATCAAGAAACACACGTAGATCTCCGTTACTACACTTCGACGGAAAATCAAACAGACCTTTAAGATATGCAGTTAACCAAAAGAGCCCGTTCGAAGACGAACAGGATGGTAACGCTATTTTAGAACCTATTGTATTTGTAGACGGTGCATTAAAAGTATCAAAAACAAATCCAGTACTACAATATTTTTTAGAACTACACCCTGGTAATGGCCAAGTATTTGAAGAAGTAAACACTGAAAAGGATGCTTCATCTGACATTGAAAAATTAACAAGTGAATTAGATGCTCAAATTGCAGCTAGAGATTTAGATATTGACTCTTTAGAGGCTGTAGCTAGAGTTCTATTAGGATCTAAAATTGATAAAATGTCTACTGCTGAATTAAAACGTGACGTATTTGTTTATGCAAGAAATTATCCAATGTCATTCTTAGAGATGTTGAATGATCCAATGTTACAGTTACGTAACACATGTGCTAAATTCTTTGAGTATGACTTATTAAAGTTAAAGAATAAAGGTAGAGATATCTACTTTAATCTTCCACAAAACAAGAAAAAATTATTGACGGTACCTTTCGGGGAAAATCATATTTATATATTAGCTTCTTACCTACAGACAGATGAAGGTATTGAAGTGTTAAGATTACTTGAGAATAAAATCGAGTAAATTACTTTTCTTTTTATGCTTGAAGGCGCTCTTTTACAGGGCGCTTTTTTTTATTATCTTTGTAAAAAGTTTTTAAGAATGATAAACTCAGTAAGAAATACTGTATTGTCTGTAGCTAACAAGAATAATTTTGGGTATATTACTCCAGATGATTTTAACTTGTACGCTAAACAAGCGCAGTTAGATATATTTGAAGACTACTTCTACCAGTACAATACATGGATACTAAAGCAGAACGCTAGACAGTCTGGAAGTGGATATGCAGATATAGTTAAGAACGTAGAAGAGGTTATTGACAGTCTGTCTTCGACAGCTTCGCTAACATTTTCAAGTCCGGTATTTAATTTACCAAATGATTTTTACTATTTAAATACTGTAAGATACGGATCAAAAGAGATAGATAGGGTATCACAAGATAAGATACTAAATCTACTTTCATCTAATCTAACAGCTCCTTCAGTATTATATCCTGCTTATGTTTTAGAGGGAGATAGTATTAAAGTATATCCTACGTCTATAGCATCAAATGTTAGTACTCAGTACATTAGATATCCTAAGGATCCTAAGTGGACGTATACTTCATTGTCAGGCGGAGAGCCTTTGTTTAATCAATCAGCATCTGACTATCAAGACTTTGAATTACCACTAACTGACGAACCGTTACTGACTGCTAAGATACTTCAGTTTGCTGGTATATCTATTAGAGAAGGAGACGTGTTTACTTTTGGGACACAAGAAGAAGTTAAGAATCAACAAACTCAAGGATAATAATGGCGTATTTAACTGGTTATCAATACTATGAGAATTCAGGTAATGTACCTGAAAACGAGAACTGGGGATCGTACCAGTATATATCTTTAGATGATATTGTAAATAACTTTATGCTAATGTATGTTGGTAACGATAAGTTAATAAACAATGTACAGAGATATAATGTTTTATTCCACGCAAAAAGAGGAATTCAAGAAATAAACTACGACGCTCTTAAGGAGATTAAGGTTCTAGAAATTAGCATCTGTGACGATCTTAAGTTCATATTACCTAACGACTATGTAAACTACGTTAGAATATCATTATACAAGGATGGTGTATTACGACCGCTTACTGAAAACATTCAAACAAATTACAGTAATAGTTACCTACAGGATAATAACTGTAGAGTATTATTTGATCAGGATGGAAATGTACTTGAGGGTACTTCTATTTTAGATTATGACAGGGTTACTAATCAACAAAAGACTATGTATCCTGGTAGCGGCTTATATGCTGGTAGAGAGGGTGTTAATATAGATCAAAACTGGTACTTCGATTATTCTATTGGAGCCAACTACGGTTTAAATACCGAAACAGCTAATATAAATCCAACGTATAGAATAGATAAAGCATCTGGAGTTATTAATTTTGGTTCTGGAATGGCCGGAGAGTTATGTATTTTAGAATACATTTCTGACGGAATGCAGAATGGTGACGACACCAAGGTTAGTATCAATAAACTAGCAGAAGAATTTATATATGCGTATATCAAGTATGCTATATTAAATGCTAAAGTTGGTGTACAAGAGTACGTAGTTAACAGAGCCAAGAAGGATAAAACAGCCCTTCTAAGAAACGCAAAAATAAGATTGAGTAATATTCATCCTGGTAGATTATTGATGAATATGAGAGGTCGTGATAAATGGATTAAGTAATATATATGGCAAACGCTGATGTAAATTTCATTGCCGGTAGAATGAACAAAGATTTTGACGAGCGTGTAGTTCCTGCTGGGGAGTACATTGATGCGTTAAATATTAGAATAGGATCTACCGAGAACAATAGTATAGGTGCTGTAGAGAATACTAAGGGTAATATAAAATTAACTACCTTACAGTATAACGGATCTCCTCTTGTAGACGCTACCTGTATTGGAGCGTACGAGGATGGATCTAACGAGACCATATACTGGCTTGTTACATCTCCTGTCGTAGATATGGTTGTGTCGTTTAATACTGACAAGAAACTATTAAAGTATCACGTTGTATCTGAGGATGTGCTTAACTTTAATTCAGAGTATCTAGTTACCGGTATAAACTTAATAGATAATTTATTGTTCTGGACGGATAACTTAAATCCTCCAAGAAAAATAAACGTAACTAGAAATTATCCTGAACCGATATCTGGGATAGATCAAATTGATGAGAGTGATATATCTGTGATAGTTGCTCCTCCATCATCTGCTCCTAATATTACACTTGCATTCGTTCCAGACGAAGAGAATTACATAACTGATAAGTTTATATCTTTTGCTTATAGATATAAATATAAGGACGGAGAGTATAGTGCTCTTTCTCAATTTAGTGAGATAGCCTTTGAACCTGGTAATTTTGGAATAGATTATTCTACATTCGAAAATTCAGGAATGGAAAATATATTTAATTCGGTTAATGTTAATTTCAATACTGGAGATAAAAATGTAGTAGGTATCGATCTTTGTTTTAAATTTTCTGACTCTAACATTATAAATGTTATAGAGAAGTATAATAAAAAACAAGAGGGGTGGTTTGATAATTCTACTCAAGAGATATCATTTACAAATAAAAAAATATATACTACTTTAACAGAAAGCGAACTACTTCGTCTTTTTGATAATGTTCCTAGATTAGCTAAAGCCCAAACAACAATGGGCAATAGGTTGATGTACGGAAACTATGTTGATGGGTATAATATATCTGATGAAAATGGTAATACAATAGATATTGATTACGACTTAAGTTTAATATCAGAAGACGTAGGTTTTGTTGAGTTACCTGTTGATTTAACTAACGGTACGGCATACACTATAGATTCGTCAACTACAAAAACAGTTAATAATTCTCAGTTTAATATAGACTTAGCAGGAGTTCCATTAACTAGTGGATCATATATTTCAATAAATATAAACTTACAGCACGACTCTTATTCAGGTGACGCTACATATACTGACGCACCTGAGAATAGCTTTGAGTACGATCTTGTATTTAACATACAAAGAGATTACGGAAGTGTTTATGAATTAGCCACTAGTCAAGAATTTATAGACGCTATATCTACTCATGAAGTTTATTCTAATGCCTGTGCTGGAACTTCATTAACAGATTTTTTTAATTGTCAAATAATTACTAAGTCCGGATGGAATGAGGTTGGAAGTGGGATATCAAATGTAGACGGATCTTTTGTTATATCAGCTGCGTTAGGATCAGATACGATAGGTATTCAAATACCTGCATTAAAATTTAGTTTTGAAACTTCCCCAGGTGTATTTGTATACGCATATGAGTACCTTTCAAACGCAATAATATCTGCTACATTCTCTCAGCTAGGAGCAAAACAAAGCCTTCACAGTAATAGGGATTATGAGGTTGCAATTGTATATATGGACGAGTACGGTCGTAGTTCTACGGCATTAGTTGATACTAATAATACAGTCTTTGTGCCTGCGTATAATTCAGACAAAAAGAACTATATAAGAGTAAATGTAAATAGTTTAGCTCCAAGCTGGGCCACTAAATATAAGTTTGTAGTAAAACCATCTAAGAGTCAGTACCAAGTAGTATACTCTAATATTTATTTTCAAGAAGACTCCGGTTTTACTTGGTTTAAATTAGAAGGTGACAATAGAAGTAAGGTTCAAGAAAACTCTACATTAATTGTAAAGGCAGACTCTAATGGTGTACTTAGAAACTTAGTAAAAACTAAAGTTTTAGCGCTAGAGGCTAAAGGTAAGGACTTTATTGAAGGAAATAAGAATGCAGCTGAGAAGGATATTATAGAGCCAGCCGGTTTATATATGAAACTTAAACCTTCAAACTTCTCTGCTAATTATACTGAGAATTCTTTTATAGACGAAGGAGAGGTAAGTGAAGGTGGAAACTATGCTAATCTATCTTATCCATGTTACATAGATAATCCTTTATTTGGAGATCCTGGAGAGTTAGAGTTTATGCCTTATGACGTCCCTGCTGGAAGTTTAATAAATATAAACTTTAAAGTTACTAGAGATTCTAGAGGAAAAGATTGTGGAGAAAGAACATACACTTTCGATAAATCGTTTACAGCTTCTCAAGATTATGAGAGTTTGTTTGCATTTATAACCGGAGATCATATTGATTTAACTTCTGGTAATTCAACAGGAGGCGACGCTACTGTTAATGAAAATTATTTTACAGGCACGATACAGAGTCCGTATACAGGTGATATACCAGTTATACCGGGTACAAATCAATATCAGTTTCAAGAAGACCCTACCAATGGTAGATTGTTTTTTGTAATGAAGAGCGGAACTCCAAATTGCGGCGGAGTGGACAGAAGAGTTTCAAGGGTTTTCTGTCATATTCAAGTTCAGAGAGCTGAGTCTATAATGGTATTCGAAACTGAGGCTGCTGAAGCCAATGGAGAGACGTACTTTGAAGGAAGTGAATCATTTGATATTATTGACGGTTACCATCAAGGTAACGTTGTAAATCAATCTATATCTAATCCTTTTGCTACTGTAAACTTAAACTTCTTTGATTGCTTTACATTTGGTAATGGAGTTGAGAGTTATAAGATAGGAGACTCATTAACTGGTGCTCCGTTCTATCTTGGAAGTAGAGTTACTGCTGTATCTCAAGAGGACTTTAAAGAAGCCCACAGATATGCTGGAATAACATATAGTGGAATATATAATGAAGAAACTAACGTTAACAAGTTAAACGAATTTAACTTAGCGTTGGCAAACTTTAAGGACTGTGAAAAATCATTTGGTCCAATTAATATACTTCACGGAAGAAAAAAAGATGTACTAACGTTACAGGAAGATAAGATATCTTACGTACTTGTTGAGAAGAATTTACTTTCTGATGCAGCAGGAGGAGGAGCTATCACATCTGTTCCTGAAGTACTTGGTACACAGATAACTAGAATAGAGGAGTACGGAATTAGTAACGATGCTGCCAGCTTTGCTGCGTGGGGAGAGGATATTTATTTTACAGATACCAAGAGAACTTCTGTAATAAACTTAAAAGGTGGCGCGTCTCAAGCAGATGCTTTAACTCCTATATCTCAATTAGGGATGAATGGTTGGTTTAGAAATGAGTTTAAGGACAAGGTAAACTATCAAAAAATTGGAGGTTACGATCCATACTTAAAAGAGTATGTATTGTCATTAACTGATAATAAATTACCTACACCAGTGGATGTATTAGAGTGTGGATTTACTATATCTCAGGATACTGCAAATGGCGAGTTGTTATTTAATTTAGAGTTTGGAAATGTAATTGGTGAGGCTTCATTTGATTATAATTTTGAAAATGGATCAGCAAACGTTACAGTTTCTTATGATGGGACTACGGTTGTTAATGAGGATGTATCTGGATCTGGTACATTAACATTTGATAAAACAAAAATAAATCCTACATTTGCTACTGTTACTATTACTCCAGAAGAGGCTACTTATGTATTTATTTCTAACTGTACTGTAGCAGATCCTATAACAGTTATAAGAATGGTAATAAACTCTCCATCCAACGAAGGAGAAACTATTCATAATAACTATAACTGGACCATTGATGGATATACAAGTCCGACTAATATCGACTTTGTGTTACTAGAAAGCGACGGTGTTTCATTATATGATTCTAATACTAATCAACCTTCTGTAGGTGTTATTCCTGCAATTGGAAGTATAGTTAAAATGCAGTCTGAAAAGTATATTACAGATACATTTAATTTTGATCCGTTAGCAAATTCATTTAAGTATTTAGTTTCAAATACACTATATACCGAGTCTCAAATAAATACATTAAGACCATTACTAGTAGAGGCTACGCCAATACTAAATCCTGTTACAGGGAAGTATGAATCATCATTTGTTTATAACAATCCTTCAGGATTTGAGTATCTATACTTAGTTTGGGATTTAACAAATGCATATAGTGTTGATTTATGTTACGACGCTACAGATAGGGTTGCAGCTTGTGAACTATGTGGTGATACACCTCATTATGCTATTAATTTATGCTACGACGCTACAGATGAAGTTTTAGCTTGTGACTGTGATGCAGTGCCTGAATGTCCAGATAGAAGAGTGGTATTCCAAATATGTAATTCTAACTCTGCGCTGGATGATAACTTTGATATCTATCTTAATGATACTTATATCGGAGCCGTAGACTTATCGACTAATGCTCAGGTTGGATCTGTATTTATAGCTGACGAAAACGTAGCTGTAGGACTAGGATCTTCAGACTTTGTTTGTCCGCTATCCGGAATGGTTACTTATCACTTTAATCCTGCAATACTTCTTGCTTCTAATGTTTTAGAAATGAGAAATACTCAGAATAATGGTAATGGAAACTTTGGTCAGATAGGAGTTAGAAACTATTCTATTTCTGGAACTACATTAAGCAGTCCTTGTGTAATTACTGATCTTGAATACTCCGGTCCTTCTGGAGATAGCTTTACATTTAACTTTAACTATACTCAGTGTTGCGCTGAATAATAAATAATAAAATAATAAAATATGGCAGTTAGTTCAACATATTACATAGACACAGCAGACTTCTCTACAGCAACAGCTGTTTGGACAAACACATCTCTAACTACTAAAGCCCCTGACGGATACTATTCCTTTGGAGGTAATTATAGACAACAGCTTAGTGGATTATTACTTCCTATTGCTAGTTGTTCTGCACCTCCTGTTGGATGTACTAGCTACACAGTTAGCACTACGTCTGGAACTGGACAGAGTTATACATACACTGTATGTGATGGAACTCCTTCCGGAGGAAATATAGGTGGAGCTGGTGGATACGATGCAGATACATTCTGTGCTCAGACAGGTAGCGTTGTGCTTCTTGGATCAGAACTTACATTAACTACTAACTCTTCTTGTACAGAATAATAAATGGAATACACACTATCATTTAGCGAAGACTCAAAGGGATGGACGTCGTTCTTTTCTTTTATACCAGAAAAAATGATTGGTATGAATTCTTATTTCTATACGTTTAAGGACGGGAACTTATACAGACATAACTCTAACGAACTTAGGAATAACTTCTATGGCGTTCAGTACAATTCAAAAATAACTGGTGTATTTAATTTAGAAAATGGAATGGTTAAAAATTTTAAAACTATTTCATTAAATAGCGACGACTCTTGGAACTGTAATGTTATTACTGATTTGGATACAGGTTTCATTAGTCCGTCTTATTTTACATTAAAAGAAGGGGACTACTTCGGATACATAAGAAGGTACGAGTCAGATACTAATCTATCTATGAGGTCAGCTCAGGGGATAGGTGGAGTTTCTAATGTAAACTCAGTTAATCCTGCTTCGGTAGTGATGACATTTGGTTTCGGTATTGGAAGTATTATAAATGTAGGAGACATCGCTTATAAAAATAACGCTGGAGCTCTTATGAAGTTAGGGCCTATTACAGCTATATCAAACAATTCAATTACTATAAACACTACTGTAACGGGCGGAAATATTCCATCTGTATCTAACTATGTTTTATGCTTAAAGAATAGCACAGCAGAGTCATATGGAGCTAGAGGATACTACATGCAGTTTGAATTAGAGAATGATAATACATCAAGAGTTGAGTTGTTTTCTGTTGGAAGTAGTATTTTCAAAAGTTACCCTTAATTTTGTTATCTTTGTAAAAAAAATGTTTTCCTGTAGAATAGAGAATAAGCATGATTTTTACAACACATTATGTGAGTGGTGGACGGACTGGAAATTTCCGTTAATGAGTATTGATGCCATTCCAAATAACATATGTGTAGTTAGTAATGAAGGAATAGATTTATACGCTGTTCCTGTTTACTTAAGTGATTCTGATGTGTGCTGGATGGGGTTTATAACAGGAAATAAAAATAGTACTAAGGCTTTACGTTCTGGATCCTTGGATTACTTAATGAAATATACAGAACAATATTTAAAACAGTCTGGATTTAAATTTATAATGACTGTTAGTAAAACTCCTGTACTAAAGAAAAAATTCGAAGATAACGGATACTTAATTTCAGGAGAGAATCTTAACGAATACATAAAAAAAATATAGTTATGGGACAAGGAGCGTCTGCATTTATGACTAAAGCAAATCCATTTATCGGTATAGCTAGTACCGGATTAAATATTGGTATGAGTTTAGTTGAGGCCAGTAAACAAAAAGAACTGCAAAGAGCAGCTGATAGACAAGCTGAAAAATCAGCAGCAGAGCAAGAAAGATTGTTAAGTCAGGACTTCTATACTAGCTTACAAGTACCTATGGAGGCATATGATAAGCAGTTTGCAGCAAATACAGCAGCTCAACAACAAGCCTTATCAGCACTGACAGAAGGTGATCCTAGATTACTTTTAGGTGGTGTTGGAAAGGTACAAGCCGCGACTGTAGATGCAAATTCAGATACTGCTGATAATTTAGCGGAAAAGTTATATAACTTAGACATGACTCAGGCAGGAGCTGCTGAAAGAGCAAATCTAAGACTTGCTCCATTAGAGGCTGAAAGATTAAAAGGAGCACAAGAAGCGTCTGCGGCTGCGCAGATGGCTAAAATACAAGCTCAACAAAAAGCCCTAGGAGCTGGAGGTGATTTAATAAAAGGACTAGGAGCTATGATTCCTGAGTACTCTAAAACTAAGACCGCTGGACTTTCAGGAACTGGTTCTGGAGTATTTAATAAGTTTATGAATTACCAACAACCTACTAGTCAGTTAGGGGTTTCTCAGTTAGCACCTGCACCGACAGCTCCGTTAGGATTCGGTCAAGGAGCGTTTAATCCGTTTGCTGCTGTAAGTACAATATCTCCAGTACAAGAATCTTTAGACTCATACGGATTTATTAACTCAATGCAATTTTAATTATGGCAGAGTACTTAGGATATGTAAATCCAGCAGAAACAAAGGCAAATCCAACGTTAGACTGGTCTACAGTTATTAATGACGTTAGAGACACTTTAGTCAAGCAGGAAGAAACTAGGGAGAACACTAGACAAAAAGCAAAGCAAGAAACTAACGAGCTATACAACTCGTTAAATAAAATTTCCTCTGGTCAAAATCAGGGGTTAAATGGTTTTATAACAAACGCTAGCTATCAATCTAAAAACTTACTTGGTGAGGCGTATAAATTATATAAATCTGGAAAAATAAAGGGAAAAGAATATACCGAAATACAAAATAATATGAAGGCGTCTTTTAATGACATCAACGATGTTGTTAAAACTATGCAGACGGATTATGAAAAGTATATGGACTTACTAGGTAAAGGGCAAACCTCGATTATAGATGAATATAATCAAAAACAAAAAGGTGAAGCTTTAGACTTAAGTAACAAAGAGTTTTATGTTGATCCATTAACTGGTAGAGGTTATATTGGTAAGATTGTAGATGGTAAAATAGATCAATCTAGCTTACAACCTCCAGCATGGATAAAGACCAACGGATCTACATTTGTTGGTAAGGTTGATATTCCTAAAGAAATAGCTCCATACACTAAGGATCTAGGTAAGTTTCAAGAAATTTTAAGTAAGCCGCCAGCTGGAGGTATCTGGACTGTTGAAGACGCAAGTAAACGCCCTGGTTTTGGAGATTGGCTAGAAAAAACAGCTACTATCATTGCTTCAAATCCTTACAAGATGACTACTATTTTAGGTCAGGTAGGTGATTATAATTTAGTAGATGATCCAAAGCAGGCTAGTAAAGATAAAATACTAATGCAAAAGGATTCTTCTACTGGAATGAACACTCCTGTGCTTACTAAAGAGCAAGAAGAAGCAGCTAAGAATGTTATTAAAGAAAATATACTTCAACAAGTAAATAGTACGATTAAGCAAGAAGAAAATACATATAGAGCACCTGTTAGATCTGGAGGTTCTGGAGGTTCTGGAAAACCTTCAAATACAAGTCCTAAATCTATTCAGCATACAGTAGATGCAAAAGGAAATTTAATAGTTCCAATGTCAGGTGTTAATGTTAAAACAGGAACAGGTACTGAAAATATATCTGACTGGGGTAAAATTGCTGATAATGGAAAATTATTTATAAGCTATAGTTATCCTGTAACTATAAAGAATGAAGATGGAGACCCTGTAAGAACTACTAAATCTGTACAAGTATATGAAGGTAGTAATGAATTTAATAGAAGATTAGGTCAGCTTATAAATCCTTCTACAGGTAAAAAAGTAAGAAGCTTAAATGAAGCTAAACAATATGTTAATTCATTAGGTGGAGGAAATACTTCAAAAAATAACTCTGAGTATACAAATCTAACAGAGACAAACAAAGGTACTCTTGGTTTGAAAAATGGAAAATGGTATAATATTAAAACAGGTAAAATAGCACAATAATGGAAGAATTAAATAAAATAACCCCTCCACTACCTAGTGGGTACGAGCCTATTAAAAAACAAAATTCTTCTACCCCTCCGCTACCTAGTGGATACAAGCCTATATTAAAAAAAAAAGAATCTTCTCAGCTTACTTCTCAAGAAGAAGTGTGGGGATCAAATTCACAGCCAAAGGATGTGTATACTTCATTGGTTACAGATCAACAGATACCTCAACAGGAATCGGATACTTCAGATGGAATAACTGAAAAAATAAAGGCAGGATTAAAAACAAGGCCAGGAGTTGAGTCTTTTAAAAAGAAACCTATACAGCCTAAAAAAGAAACGGCAGAAGTTATTAAGGACACTATACCAAAAACTCCTAAGGCTACATCTATAGAAAAGGGAAAGGAAGACTTTTCTGATGCTACACAAAGAGCTAGAAAAGCATCTAAGTCCTTGGTAGATAAAAAACAAATTGATCAAAAGATATCTGAAGTAAGTACTCTTCAAAATGAATATGCTAAATCTTTAAAAGAAATTGATCTAGCGAAGAAGTTGCTATCTGATGAGAAATCAGAAATTGATTATCAATTATCTATTGGCAATAACACTCCAGAGTTTAAACAAAAAATAGCTTTGCATAATGCAAAGGTTCAAGAAAACTTAGATAAGTTCAATTTATTAAAGGACAAGTCTGAAGTTATAAATTATAATAAAAAAGTAATAGAGTCTGCATCTGGAAACTTACTCAGAGACAAAGCAGAAAAAGGGAACTGGTTCGGAGCTATATATAACAAAATGTTAGAGGGTGCTAGTTCTATAACTTCAGGAGCTGTCTCTAGACTTACTGATTTAGTAGCAGAAGTTGTTCCTTCTCAATACTTAATATCTCCTAAAGAATTAAAAGGTTTAAAGGATAAAGGTCTAAACCAAGACCAGATAGACGACTATATAAAGAAATCAGCTAAAAAAGACATAATACCTACTATAAGAAAGGCTAACGTTGAATTATTAGGAGATAAAGGAACTACAGAAGAATACATAAAAAAGAAAGAAGGTTCTGGATTAATTGAAGGTGGAATCCTAGGGCTTGCTGGATCTGTACCTGCTATGATGGGTGGTGTTTATGGAAGAGCTGCTAATTTTTTTCTAAGTGGTTCTGATGCTGTTGAGCAAGAGATGGAGTCAAATCCTGACTTTCAAAATATTAGTGAAAATGAAAAGCTAGCCGTAATTGTTCCTATAGGTATTGCTAATGCTGTTCTAGAGGAATTTGGTTTACAAGGAGTAATGAAGAATAACTCTATTGTAAATAAATTAGTTCATAAAACCTTACTAAAAGTAGGAGCTGATGCTAGCGCCAGTACTTTTAAAAGAGCAATGAACAATGAAGTGAAAAGCGGAATAGCTTCTGGATTATTTAAAGTTGGTTCAGGATTCGCTTCTGAAGCTGTTACTGGAGGTTCTCAGCAGGCTGCTGAAATAGGTATTAAGGATATATATAATACTGTTAAAGAAAAGAAGATGTTTCAAACTCCAGAAACATTATCTGATGCTATAACTCAAATATCTGATGCAGCTATAATGGAAGGTATTGGAGGGACTGTTATGTCTACTCTTCCTGCTATTAATACTGCCATGCAGAATAATGATTTAGGAAAAAAATCAACTGATTTTGAATTTGAAATACTAGACAATATAAATGAGAATTCAGAAGAGTTTAAAAAGTTATTTGCTACTGACTTAAAAAACAAAATGATCGAAGGAAAGATTACTAAGGATGAGGCTGAGTCTCAACTTAAGTCCTTCGATAAGATGACTGCTACATTTAATAGAATGCCTAAGGACATGTCTATAGAGGATAAGAAGAAGTCTTTTGACTTATTAGTTGAAAAGGATAAACTTACTGACGAAATAAACGGAAAGGACGAGAGTTTATCTACTAAGCAAAAGGAAAGAATATCTGAAATAAACAATGAACTATCTAATATATCTTTAGGTGTAAAACCGAATGTAGAAGTTAAAACTGAAGAAGTTGTTGCAGAAAATAAACCTAAAGAGTCAATTACTGAAACCACACCACAGGCGTACGTTGAAGAACTTACTAAAACCAAAGAGTCAGATCCTGAAACATACTGGTCCGTAAGTGAGGTATCTCCTGAAGATGCTGCTAAAGGAACGATCATAGATACACCTGACGGATCTGCTTTGGTTAAGCCTGATGGTGACATAGCTGGTTTGTTTAAAAAACCAACGTCTGACGCTAAAGGAGTGGCTCAAGATCTTTTAAGTAAAGCTGTAGATGCTGGAGGCACTAAGCTAGATAATTTTGATGGATACCTTACTAAACAATACGAGAAGGCAGGATTTAGAGTTGTTTCAAGAACCCCATTTAACGAGCAGTACGCTCCTGAAGGATGGAACAAAGAAAAACACGGTACTCCGGATGTTGTTGCTATGGTTTACGATCCTAACAATGAGATAAATATAGAAGAAAAAACATTTGACGATTACGATCAAGCTATAGCTTATAGAGATAGTTTTGTTGATCAAGTAAAAACAGAAGTAAACACTACTCAAGAACTAATTGATGAGAGTGAAAAGTCTAACAATTTACCTTCGTTAGTTGAAAAAGCTAAGACAGCCTTATCTAAAATACTTCCTGACGTTAATATTATATTACATAATACAGATGCAGAGTACAACGCGGCTGTTGGAGATTCGTTAAGTAGTGGAACATTCGTGGATAATGTTATTCATATTAACCCTTCAAGAGCCAACGGAAGAACAGTAGCTCACGAGGTATTCCATGCTGTGCTTTTAAATATGGTTAAGTCTGATCCTGAAGCTCAGAGGATTACAGCTAAAATGATTACTACTATTGAAAAGGTATTGCCTCCAGATATGAAGGCTAAATTACAAGAATTTGTAGAGGAAGGATATGATTCGCAAAAAGAATTATGGGATGAAGAGAAATTAGCAGAACTTATTGGTTTCTTAGCAGATGGATATCCTTCTCTTTCTAAACCTAATCAAAGTATAATTAAACAGTGGATAGATCAGTTAGCTAAACTATTTGGCTTAAAAGAATTTACAGATTCCGAAGTTATTGACTTAATGAATACTCTGTCTGGAAAGGTTGCCAGCGGAGAAGTACTAACTGAAGATGATGTTAAAATACTAGGTCCTGCAAAAATAAATGTAAGTACTGAATCTGTAAGAAAAAGTAAGTTTATAGACTCGCTTGTTTTTAATAGATTTCCAACGAACAAAAATACTGAGGTACTAGAAAATTTTGATATAAAATCTATTAATGGTCAGGTTGCCGCATCTACATTATCAGATAAACTTACAGCTGGAGAGCTTAAAAAATATAAAACCGTAGACGGTAAAAAAGTTTTAGAGTCTGTATACACTTTCTTTGGTGGTATTGGATACCCAGAGGTTACTGGTAGAATATGGGCTGCATCTACAATGAGCGGTGTTCAGAAGATAATAAATGATATGGTAGTTAGTTCTGACGGGTACAGATACCTTATACCTGCCGTTATGTCTAATGTATCTCATATGTCAAATAAAAATATGACCTCTATTACTATGGAGGTATTTAAAGAAGCTATAAACAACAAAGAATTAAACAGAGTTGAATTTAAAAATTTAGTATCTAAGGCATTCAATAATAAGGATACTGTTAAGTTTAAAGATGATGCTATTAAGTCTATATCTGGTAACATATCAGCTGACAAGATGGTTGATAACTTAAGGGACTATGTGCTATCTAGTAACATGACTTTTGAATCTAGAAAAAAACTTCTAGAGTCTATGGTTGGTAATCCTGTATCTGGTAATCCTAAATTTTCAACTGTTGGTACATTCTTAAGTTTAGCAACTTCTTTATCTGACCCTATAGCTAAGGATGCTCAATTATACCAGGTACCAGTTATTATAAGAACTAAAGGAAACCTTACTCCTGTACAAAGTAAAAGAGTAGACGAGTTTTATCATGAGTCTTACGGTTATCATATAGAATCAGATCAAAAGGTTGAGGTTTTACATTTAGATGGTACTTACAATCTTACAGATATTATACCTGAGTTTACAAATGAGTTAGGAAGAACTGTATCCACTGAACAAGAAATAAAAGATAAGTCAGCAAAAGGTTGGGATATAAAGAGAATACTAACTAATTTAGGAAGGACTCATGGATTATCTAGATACTCAGCTGAGATAAACTATAAAGATAAGTCACCTGCAAGAAAGCAAATTGTAGGTGAGAAAGCTATTAAGGATAAAGTAGTTCAGGATAATTTAAGCACAGCAAAAGAAATGGAAGCTGCTAAAAAATCAGCTGAAGATATCTTTATTGCTACTGGATGGGAAAAAGGAGCCGATAATAAATGGAAGTACGACTTACAGGAAGGTGTTGTTGAATTTAAAAATAAAAGAAATGGCAAGGCTTCAGAAGTTATAAACTATCCTGAGCTATTCAAGGCGTATCCTAAAGCAAAAAATATTGACATTGTTTTTATGAACAGTGACAAGTTTGAAGGTATGTACATTCCGAGTAAGAATCGTATAATGTTATCTAATAGCCTATCAGATAGTGAAGCTAAATCTACACTACTGCATGAGGTTCAACATTTTATTCAGCACGAAGAAGGTTTTGCTGTTGGAGGAACTGCTCAGACAATTAAAGATTTATATAACGCTAGAATTAAGTACGAGAAAAACTTTAGCGTTAAAAAGGTTCTTAACAACATTAAAAACTCTTTGTTTAAACCAAATCCAGAAAGTGTAAAAGAAGATCTTGATAAGCTTTCTAAGTTAGTTAGTAAGAGTGACGAAGAACTTTACAGATCTATTGCTGGTGAGGTAGAGGCTTTCAATGTTGAGAAGAGAGCTAACATGACTGCTGAAGAAAGAAAAGCTACTCCAATATCTGAAACGGCCGATAAGCCAAAAGAAGATCAGGTAGTTATATCTGATTCTGATACAATGTTGAAGGATAGAAAGCAAGTTGCTTTACCTATTGCTAGACTTAAAAAAGAAGGAAAGACAGATAGACAAATATCAAAATTCCTACAATCTAAAGGTCTTACTATTGAACAAGCTACAAAGGCTATTTTAAGTTACAATGAACAAAAAATAAAAACACTCCAAAAGCAAGAGGGAGTATTCATTAGAGAAGGTAGGAACAAAGTAATTACAGCGTTAAGTAGCTTTAAAAGAATGTTCTTGTCTGCTAAAGCATTCTTGCCTAAAAATGCATTTATAGCTAAAGAAAATATAGAGGCTGGAATTAAGGCTCAGTCTAAGATAGCTTCTTACTTAGTTAACGATTTAGATGTAGCTATTAAGAATTATGACGGAGATAAAGAGAAAATAATATCAGACTTTGATAAATTTGTAAGAGGTGAAGAGGTAGAACTTCCTGATAATTTCTTAGAAATAGGAAACGCAATGAGGGATCATATTGATAAGCTATCTTATGAATTAATAAACTCCGGTATTGTAGATGAGTATCAAGCAGAAAATATTCGTAAGAATATTGGAACATACTTGACTAGATCTTATGAAGTGTTTGACAAAGATAACTGGGCTGAAAAGGTAGACAAAGAGGTTCTACAATCAGCTAAGAATTTTCTAAAGAAGCAACTACTTAGCGAAGCTACTAAAGAAGCTAAAAAGAAAGGATTAGATGTTAATTCTGTACTAGAAAACAAGGTTGACTTAGCTATCAATGATTTAATAGATAGAGAAGGAGCTAAATCATTTGTTTCTTCTGGTAAAACAGGATCTAAGGATGTATCTATATTAAAAGAAAAGACAGATATTCCTTTTGAAATTAGAGCCTTGATGGGTGAATATACTGATCCAGCGCAGAATTACTCTAGAACGATATTTAAAATAGCTTCGTTAATAAATAACGCTAAGTTCTTAAATACCGTAAGAGATAATGGTATAGGAGTTTATTTGTTCGAAAAGAACGACATAAATAGACCTAAAGAATTTGATACCTTAATAGCGGCTGAAGGAAGTGAAACTATGAATCCTTTGAATGGATTATATACCACTAAAGAAATAGCTGGATCATTAAAGGAGTCTGCTGGAATATTAAATAGTATTGAAGTAGCACTTCCATTCGAAGTATCTAGTACAGTTAAGAGTACATATGAATACTATATGAAGCTTTTAAGTACTGTTAAGTGGCTTAAAACTGTTGGATCTGTAGGTACTCACTTTAAAAACGTTTCTGGTAACATTACATTTATGTTAGCTAACGGATACTTTAAACCTGACGAGTATAGAAAATCAGCTCAGGTTATACACAATGACTTTTTTAATAAGACCGATAAGGAATTAAGAGAAAAGATGCAGGAGTATGTTGACGCTGGTATTGTTGATCAGAGCGCTGTACTTGGGGAGTTAAGATCAATGTTTAAGGATGCGGATTTTGATAAGTCTTTTGAAAGAAGAATGAATAGTGAGGAATTAAATCCTTCTAAAAAATTCATTGACAGAGTAAAAAGATTAGGAAAGAAAGGTGTTTCTTTAGCTGAAAATGCTTATCAGGCAGAGGATGATTACTTCAAGGTGATTTCTTATGAAACTGAAAAGAGTAGATATGCTAAGGCAATGTACGGAAAGGAATACTCTAAGCTAACAGAGAACCAACAGGACGATGTAAGAAAGTATGTTACTGAGATAACAAAGAACGTTCTTCCTAACTATGGACGTGTTCCTGGAGCTGTTAAATTAGTTAAAGCCTTTCCAGTGGTAGGAACATTTATTTCGTTCCAGACAGAGGCTCTTAGAACGGCGTATAACATTGTTAACTTGTCTATAACTGAATTAAAGTCAAGCAACCCTGATATTAAAAAAATTGGCGCATTAAGAATGGCTGGTATTATATCTTCTCAGGCCGTTAAGTATGCTATGATGTATTTAATAGGAGGAGCAGTACTTGGAGATGATGATGATGAAAAGAAAGAAAAGGCTAAACGATTTGTTGCTCCATGGTCTAAGAACTCTAACATCTTAATTAAGAACGAAGGAGACGGTAAGTTTAGTTATATTGACTTTAGCGCTTCTGATCCGTTTGGAGGAATAGTTAAACCTATCAATGCCATGATGGCTGGAGAGAATTTATTAGACGGATTCATAGAAGGCGTTAAAGAAGTAGTATCTCCGTTTACAAATCCAGACATACTTAAGTCTATGTTTACTGAAATATCAGAAAACAAGGATGCATACGGAAATCCATTATACAATCCGTCTGATAGTTTTGAAAAGAAATCAGAGGCTGTACTTTCTAGAGTTTACAAAACATTCGAGCCAGGTACAGTTTCTTCTGTTAGAAGAATAGCAGAATCTGACGGGGTATTAAATGAGATGGCTGGTCAATTTACTGGATACAAAGCTAAGGATCTTGACATACAAAAGGAGTTCTCTTTTAAAATTTCAGACATGAAAAAGAATGAAATTGAAGTTAGAAATATATACAACAAGGCTTATAATAAATTTGAAAGAAAAGAAATATCTAAAGAAGAGTTACAAGAAGCTTATAATCAATCTAATAAAGAGTCTAAAAAATTATATGAAGAGTTTAAAAAAGATTATGATGCTGCTATATACTTTGGAACAGATGCAAAGATTCTTAAAAAGCAAATGAAAAGAGCTCATGTATCTAAAGCAATAATTAGATCTATCCTTACTGGAAAATTTAAGGATATGGATAAAAAAAAGACGAAATAATTTATTTTAAATTTAAAGAAAGAAAACCCGCTAATTAGCGGGTTTATCTTTTACAAACATTCCATTCTTCATGACTCCTGATCTTTTACTAATCACGTCATAAGCTGATTGTAAGCATTCTAGTAGGTCAAGGTTTTGCATCTTAGCCTGAATGATGAGTGTGACAAATACATCTCCTAAAGCATCTATTATTTCTTCTCTATTATCTTCATCAATAGCAGAGATTAGTTCTAGAACTTCTTCGTGCGTCTTCTCTGCTTGCTTCATTGTGGTACCATTTTTTAGTATACCCTTTTCTTCTGCCCACTCCTCAATCTGTGTTTCTAATAATCTATATGTTTGTTTCATGTCCTTCTTAAATGACTGGCTGTCCAGTTCTTTTTTTTAATTATTTTTTTTAATGATTCCTTGTCGTTAGTTTGAATTAACATAAGGTAAAGCGCGTCCCTTGTACATGTAGCATAGTGCACATTGAATGTATTAAGATCTAGTAGTACTACCCTGTCATCAAGGTAGTCTACCATAAATCTTTTTCTCAATTTTTTATTAAGACCAGCTCTCATGTTAGAACACGTGTACTATACGAGCAATCTGCCCGTGAGTTTTAGAATGTAGGAATCCTTCAATAGCCTTTGGAGCGTGTTGGTAACCGTTACGAGAGTGCCAACCATCTGCACTACTTGGGCTCCTCATACTCTCAACTGTAACACCAATAAAGTCTTTAGACGTCTTGTGGTGCACGTGATGAGTATAAACGTATCTATGCTTAGTGCTACTCCACTCTGGACTTTCCTGAGCCATAAGTAGCGGTAGATCCTGAGTCTTAGCTCCATCACCATGACTTGTTCCTATTAAGTTTTCGTAGTACCTAAAGTACTTTCTATGCTTAATATCACAATCAAATGTAATGTTATTACAGTCCTTAAAGTATGTCTCAATAACATTAGCTAAAAAGAATCCATGTGTAAAGTCGTGGTTTGATGGGTTGAAAACAAAGTGAACATCAGCAACCTCTATAAGCCTAGTAAGTACATCTATGTAAAGTTCCTTTGCGATTAAGAAGTTGTTATACCACATACCGTCAGTGTCCTGTGGAGTTCCAGATGTAGTTGTTCTCTTAGGTGTATCGATATGTAGAATATCATTACCTCCAATAAATAATACCTTGTCGATATTAAATCCCTTAGTCTTCTCTATTATACCATCAACTCCTTCCTTAACCCTTTTAACTGCAATCTGATTATTGTAGTCCTCTCCAGTCTCAAAGCTCATGGATAATTTTCCAATATGACAGTCTGCTGGGTCTACTACTAGTAAGTAGCTCTCTCTATCTATAGGACGCTGTCTTACAAATGTTTTAGGTTTGTTAGGAAGTTTCGAAAGGTCTTGAAGAAGATCATCAAAGAACTTACTGATATCATCGTTCTTTAAAATATTACTAGCAATGTTATAGTAAGGAGTTCCTGTGTGGGTAACTAACTTATAGGTTCTTGCCTGTTCAAATGGTATACCATAGTACACGCAGTACTCCTCGATATTCATTATAGTTCCGTCAGGCTTCATCGCTGATAGTTGTACCTCATTCTTGTACTGATTAGTATCGGACCTATTTACCACGTCATGAAACGTACGTCTCACTCCATCTGTAAACTCTATTCCAAATGATGCACACGCCCTCTTTACTGCTTTAGTAACTGATAGTCCTCCGGTAACTAGATCGTTAACCATGACTATCATTTCATTAGGATACTTGTTCTTTGCCATATCTTTGTTTTAAAATGTTTTTATATACCTTGTTTACTCTTTCAGAGTTATGCCCCATCTTATAGTAGTAGTTCATTACTCTGTATATTCTTTGTAGTGGGCTTTGTTTCATAATTTAAACGCTTTTAATGTGTGTTTAAACGGGTTACCGTTTATATTTTTAACTAAGTCTAGCATATCTTGTGCTAACTCTCTAACCTCAACTTGAGCATGCTCTGAGTTTCTTAGTCCTTGAAAGTGCGCAAAGCTTCTAAAGTTAAATGATATATCCATAGTGATCTGGCTATTCATTGTTTTAAAGAATCTTGCCGACTCTTTAGCTCTCTTACGACCTAATATAGAAGTAAGTTCCTCAAGACATTTATGGTATAAATAATTCGACTCGTTGGAAAAATCAATTAACTCCTTTGTCCATTTTAATCCAATTACCTTATCACTATCTATCCAGTCCTCAGGAAGGTATGTTTTGTTTTCCTTAAGTTCTTTATATCTAGCGCTCTCTCCATTAATAGAAACACCAATACGGTGTTTTAAGAGATGAATATGAGTTGCCTGGTCTACATTAACTAAGAAGTGGAGTTGGCTCTTCTCAAAAGGCGTGTGGTGTCCCTCTGAAGCTAACATATTCAATAACTTAGGAATCCTGCCTATCTTATCTTCTGTTAACTCTCTTGATGTAGATGTCCATGCTGACTGCGCGTGAACTTCATCTGATCCGTAGTAACCTAACAACTCAACACTATTTTTCATTTCTTAGTCTTTCAAGATAAAGTATTCCATCCATAAGCTCTTGTTGTAAGTGCTCGGCCCATCCGTCGAAGTTAATGTCATTTCTATCTAGTGTGGTACCATATTTTTTGATTCCCACATCAGATCTACTCTTAAATTTTTTTATAACCGACTCAACAACAGAGTCTACCTTTACGGTATCAAATATTACAGGAATGTTCTGTATATAAGCCTCTGGGTTGTTTTTTACTCTCTTGAAGTGATCTTTAAAATCATCTGACTTATCCATTTGATGTGTTGGATCAAACAAAGAAGGTAATGTATTTTTACCTGTGGCCTCATACGTCCATCCAGATTTATACGCTAACGTACCATCATTCATTATGTAGTCCTTAATACATCTGTACTGTTGTCCCTTTTTAATTGATTTCATTTTCAATATATTTTAAAATTTTTCTTAATTCGTTTATAGCGTCTAGTATCTCTTGTTTTTCTGAATCACACATTCCCTCATAAATTGCATCGGTCTGATCATTTATGTCCTTGATAATCTGTTGAATATTTTCCATAATAGTTTTTTGTTTGTAAAATTATCTTATATATTTAAACAAATGTAAATAACTTACTAACATTTATTAGCAATATTCTAACAATGTGTGTATCTTTTCGTAAAAAAAGTCAACCTTATCCTCTGGAACTCTGCTTACTAACCTATAAAGTTTAGATAGCTTCGCATTTTTATTAGATAAGTTCATGTACTCCTTCTCGTCTTCTGATATCAAATTAAGCGCTAGAAGTATCTTTAAGTACTTCTGTCTTTTAATGTTATCAGGCTCTATATGGTACCTAAAGTTGTATACAGATCCGAGTACTGTAGCATGCGTCTTATCAACAGTAGATGCTATCTCTTCATATGTCATGCTGTAGAAGTCATATAGTATCTTATAGTATATTGATCTTGCGTCTATATACTCCATCTTCCTGCTCTTTGAATTTAAATCTAGATTAAATTCGAACATCACGTACTTCTTAACTTTTGCAGATATGTCTGTAATCTCTTGTTGTGTTAGTTTATTTTTCATGGGTATATCTTTCCTTTAGTGTCGTGTAGGCAGAACGCCTCAAAACCTTGTTTAATTAATTCATCTATTCTAAACTTCTGTAGTGGCTTCAATGTATCTCCACCCTCCTTGCACTCTATAAAAACAGCTCTTCCATCCTTAAAACAGAATAGGTCTGGATAACCGCTAACACTAAGCTTTATCGTGTTTATCACTATCCAACCCTCGTTCTCGTACTTCTTCTTTACTTTTGCTTGATGCTTGCTTGCCATATCCTTTACATTTATTACAGTATAATGCGTCAGTGAATCCTATATTAATTATTGCTCTACAGTTATTGCACAGAGTGGCTCCGTCGCAGTTATTAAATTTGTGTAGTGGCTTCATAATTTTTTATCTCTCTTTTTACTTGTGAATAATGAATAAACAAATCGGTATATAAGTGATCGTTTGATAGTATTTTATTAACTTCTATTAACGCATACTTCTTTGGGTTATTAGTTTTTAAATAATAATCAATTATTTTTTTAGCTTCTTCTTTCGGCGTCATAATTTTTGCTTTTTATATTGTTTCCATTTCTTCTTTGCTAGTTTAGTAGCGTTTTCGACTTCATTAAAATAAGTAAATCCATAATTTAAAAGTTTATCTGAAAAGTAACCATCCAGAAAGGCACCTATATATTTTTCTTTTTCTGTCATAATTTTTAAGGTTATAACCTTACGTTACCGTAACTACTTTAAGGCTACAGCCTTAAAATGCGATAATGTAAAGTTCTTTTTGTTAAGTACTTGTTTATACACGTGCGACTCTATACCGCCCTGAGCAAATATCCAGTAGACTTTATTAAACTTTCGGTCCATAGTAGTCATCCTGTCTCGTGCCTGCCAGTAGCTGGTTGCAGAGAAGTCAATATTGTAGAACACTAAGTACTCAGCATTTCTAAGACTAATACCCTCACGGCCAGATACGATCTGTAACGCTATAGACTTGTCGGTTTCGTTAAACTCGTCGATGTCGGTTGTCAATTTATCCTTGAACACTTCCTTTAGCGCGTCTAACTCTGCCTTAAACTTATAGAATATACCTATCTTGTTACCATAAAACCTATTCTTGATAAACCCAGCCTTAGAGGTATCAAAAACCATAGAGTTACCAGACTCAAACTTAACCGTACCTGAGTACATCTGGTGTAGTTTCTGCTGTAATTTAACTGGTGTATCAGCTAAAATAACCTCCTCCTTACCTTCGACTACTAAATCCTTTTTTAATCGACTACACATGCTGTATGTTAGCGGACTCATCAATACATAAAGTATCTCTTCCTCAATTTCAGAACTAAATCCAGCCTGCTCCTGCGTAAAGGTGATGACGTAGTCTTTTATCACACTCATCACTTTTTCTCTGTCGGCATCGGAGTAGTCGTTAACCTCATGAGATCCTAGGTACTTCTTCTTAATCTTAACGAAGTCATTAGCCCATTTATAGAAGTTAGTATACTTCTTGAACGGTGATGCGTTAGAAACCCAGAACTGATGGTACAACTGACTATAACTCTCGGGGCTCATGGTTCCACTTAGAAATATCATTGGTAGACCAGCGAACATCTTCTTGAACGTCTTAGCTCCAACACCTGGCTTAGGGAATGATCCGAACCTATGACTCTCGTCGTGTACTACTAGGTCATAATCACCTAATAACTTATGCATGGACTCATCATTCATTACCTCTAAAGAAAAGTGCTTTGCATAGTTGAAGTCATTATAATCTCCAACGATAGAACTAATTGCTTTTTTCTTAGTAAGGAATAACACCTTGTTAGCCCCGAATAACTTAGCAGTTTCGAGCGCCATAAGGGTCTTGCCACAACGAACCTCTGCCGCTAAATAAACAATTTTGTTTACTTTTAAAATCTTCACAGCCTTGTTTGCTATGTCTACCTGATAATCTCTAAGCTTTTTTTCCATATACCTCTTTGTATTTATAGGCTAGATTATTATTGCAAAACTCAATCTCTTCTGGTGTTAATGTCTTATAAAATATAGTACGTCCACCCGTAAACTTTTTAGCCTTGATGCATGATTTTTCATTTAAATAATTTCTAAATGACTTCTTACATTCTCGTAAGTAGAAAGGGAATAATGGTAGTCCATCGTACCTTTGATCTACTGACTTAATGTTACCGAACTGCCAAGACAAGTTGTCTACGTGAACCTCGTCCTTAATAGATACCTTATCTATTTTTAGTAGTTCCTGAAATTTTGTCTTGATTTCTGCGGAAGGTTTGTTAAGTACAAACGCTACCTCTCTGTAGTTAAGGTGCATGACTACTTTAGTTTGGTATTTAAAAATTTATCCCACGCCTTCTTGTACTTAATATTTGTATTCTCTTTAATAAACATAACCAACAATGAAACTATTGTTAGTATATTCAATAAAGGTATTAAGTAGTATCCCCAGTGCTCAAATAAATCTCTTACTGTTACTACATCCTTTTCAAAGTATATAGCGTATAATAACACAAGTGCCATTGGCAGTATGTATCCTAATAAAAATAATGTTATCATAATAGTTCGTTTAAAAATAATACTCTGTTTTCTCTGGCCTCGTCTATGTTATCTACTACGTGATTAATAACGTGTGACAGTAGTAATAGATCAGGCTCGTCAAACTCTGCTATCTGACTTATTAGTCTGTGTCTAGAGTTCATTAAATTAGTCACCATCTGAGGATCATTCTTATACATTACGTTGTAGTTGTATATGACGTCCTTTTCAATATCGTTCTTGAGTAGGTTTGCTAGGTTCTTTGTTTTACCTTTCAACCTCATCTCGTCCATTAACTCCAGTGCTAACTGTAGTGTTAATGATAATTCAATTCCTGTTTTCATCTTTATACTGAATTAAAAATCCTATTAATACTAAAATATTCATGCCGAATGAAGCGATGATCTCATGGATATCTTGATACACATTAATAGATAAGTGCACGTGACCTACTACCCAGAACGGTATAGCTAGGTTACTTGCTATCCATACTATTGTATACTTAATAAATCTCATCTATGTCTTTCTTTTAAGTATTTATAAACTTCTGGTATCTTCTCAGTAGCCTTTTCTACCGTCTTATATCTCATAGAACCTAACACCTCTGAGCTGGTATATTCTATACCTTTCTCTTGACGCCAGTCCTTACCGTGCGAGGATATTCCGCCCCGTCTTATAGCGATGCAGAACTGACTATCAATTGGTTTAATGTAAACCTGATAGTCGTTCTCAATGCACCACTTCGCATCAGAATAAGAGTTGTGGTTCATCTTTTGGTTTTTCTGTCTGCGGTTTGTCTACAAACTTTATCCATCTTCCGTTCATGTCTCTACCTTCTATCGGCTGTATCCCAGATATAAATACCCCGTACGAATCTAGCCACTTATAGAACATATTTCTAGAGATAGTCATCTTGGCCTTAGGGGCAAAGTCTGGATTGTCTTGGATAAAGTCAACGTAAAGGTCCTGCTTATAAATTACAGTGTTGGTCTTCAACTTATCACTGTGAGCCTTACCGTCTATAAGTCCACACCAATCAATAAACTCATGGCACGTCTCAGCTGATAACTTTCTGATCTTCAAGTTAACGAACGTACTCTTGATTAGTCCAGTAGTTAAGTAGGCCTGTAAGTTGTTGATCATGTAGTTATCGAATCGACACCACTCATCCTCGTCCCACTCGCTAAACAATAATCTACCGAACTCAACCTGTGGTGTAAACTCCTTGGTATAGAACTGCTTGAACTCTAGCTCCCATTTACGTCTCTCGAATGAGTTACCCTTACCTTTGATCGCGTAGTTGGTTGTGATGATAATCTTTGGAGACTTATCGAATGGTATCTTGATCGCGTCCTTGTTCTTCTTCTCAATTGTAATACCTTCTGTAATAACAGAGAACAATCTCTCAAAGTCAAAGTGCTTCTTAACGTCATCAAACGACAGTACCTGCGTATCAACTGACATGGTCTGGTACGGGAATGAACTATCAAAGTTAAAACGCTTACCATCGATCGAAGCGGTGTTCTTCATCTTAGATACAGCATTAACAAACAATCCCTTACCTGTACCTCCCTCTGGATTGTCGGTGATTACCTCGTCATTCAATATAACAGCTGGACAGTAAGAGAAGTTCTTGTACCCGTGTAATAAGAATCCGATCGTACTCTCCATTGACTTGATTCTACTCTCGTCTCCTCCAGATATGTTAGAGATAAACACCTTGTAGTCACAGTCTGTTACCTCACATATGTCAAAGTCTCTATCGATAACCTGATCGCTCCATACGTATCCGCCTAGGTCTAGGTAGTCAATAATATTTACCTTGTCCTTAGTGATATTTACAGCGCAGTTTCTATAGTACAGGTACGCGTTGTCCTTGTCGTCTTCCATGAACGATACATCAACCGATGTAAGTAGCGACAAAAAGTCATCCTTAAAGAAGCGCGTCTTATCAGCAAAGTAGTTATAGATTGACAAGTCGTCAAGTCCTTCTAGATATGTCAAAACAAAGTCCTTAATCTCATCGTCAGATGTGTGGTTGATGAGGTTATTGGTTACCCTTACAAATATAGAACTCTTACTACCAGACGGTGTGAACTTATAGAACCCGTTGTCCTCTAAGAACTCCTTGAATAGGTAGTGAACTATACTGATAGATCCCTTGTCTGACTTGGTCCAGAACTTCTTTGCCGACTCGTCCTGATCTATTGTACTAATCACAGTATCGATTGTGTTCTCGTCCAGTGCAGTGGTCATAAGCTCAGACTTGATGTCCTTCTTGGACACTCCTCTCTTGATCTTTTGACGTACCTGAGCTAGCTTGTCGTCGTCCTCATAGAACTTTGTACCGTGCTTGCTCGTGTTTCTATATGCAGACTGAATGGCTGTGTTAATCTCAGACATAGGAAAGTCCTTAGCCTGAAACTGACTCATAACATACTCAGCCAGTGACTGAGATATTCCGTACTCATTGAACGCTGACGCCAATATAAACACGTTGTTGTTACGCTCACCATCTACTAGTCCGTACCTCTTTGTCCACCACTTCATTAAGATGTCAACGATCTTATTCTCGTTTGTGATAGGTATAGTTGGTTGAGAGTTGAACTTCTCCTTCTCAACGTACTCATGCTCAGCTATCTCTGTCCACTCTTCAGAGTCCTCATTGATGTATATTGCTGGATCGTATGACTCGTAGCAAACGCGTGATATGTTCTTACACGCTTTATCAAACTGAGGAGAGTCGAAGTGCTTCTGAAGTGCGTTAAAGTAGTTCTTGTGATTGTCTGGATCCTTAGGTATCTTAACTAACACCTTTAGTCCGTCTCCTGATGGGGATATAAATACAGAGTAGACATAGTTGTCTGTGGATAGTATATCCTTCTCCATCTTCATCTCTTTAGCCGTAGCGTACCCATCAAAGTCTAGGCATATATATCCACTGTGTTCTACTAGCGCAGTGTCGAGTCTTTTATTAAATGTACCCGAGAAGCATATCGCTGGTAGTGACTGCTTCATAATATTTCTGAGCGACTTGTCCTTTTCTTTTCGGATCTTTTCTACTAGCTCCTTGGAGTGACCATCTC